TCCTCGTTGAAGGTATTCGGCTTAGCCGACATGCTTAGGTTATGGCTTGCTATAACGCTGAGTGTTTTGTAACTCCCCAAGCACTGGAACTGCTATGTCGACAAATCGTAGTAATTTTCTCGCAGATAAAATTGGTTATGATTGGTTCGTTTATGGGCCTTCAAATCCCATCCACGTCTATTCACACCATACTGCGGCTTCTTACCACGATATCTTCAAGCAGGTGGGTTACGTCGGACCTCGTATAAAAAGTTATCCGCCCCCGATTCACGGATTCACACAATACTACGATCGCATTCATGCGAACGAAGATTTTATGTGGACCTATGCTAACGGGACCGTAATTTTAGGTACGGGGCCGTGCCTTGATACCAATGCTCATTCAATTGAGTTTGAGGATGGCTTGGACTTCTCGTTGACATACCAAATGGCTTTGGACAAGCTTAACGATAAAACCCGCGGAGATCTCGATCTCGCGGTTGATATCGCTGAAATTGGCCAAACTAAGAGGATGTTTAACGCGACCCAAAGAGTCGAAGACTTTACGAAAGTTTTCTCACGAAAATTTGCGTTGGTCAAAACTCTTGCTAACCTACGGCTGGAATATATGTATGGGGTTAAACCCCTACTTTCTTCCGTCTTTGGTTGCGCCAATGAGTTGATTAGATTTACTTTACGTAGATCTCAGCTCTTCAAAGCACGTTCGACTATTCGCATTTCAGGTGGGAAACGCGTTAGAATCAATACCATGTACGGGCCGATGCTCTTTACTCCGGACAACTTAAATCTTAAGATGTCCACCGAGTTAGGATGCTATCTGCAGGTGCCTGGTTTTGACCTTCAGCGTTTTTCCAGTCTGAACCCTGTGAGTATTGCTTGGGAACTGATGCCTTACTCATTTGTTGCAGACTGGTTTCTGAATGTTGGAGGTTACCTCCGCAATCTTGAGACCGGTCTCTTAATGGGAAAGCGTTTTCTCAGCGGTTACCGCTCTGATCTCGCTGGCTTCAGTGGGGATGGTAAATACCATTTTCCGGCCGATCCTGGGACATCTGGATATGATACTTTATCGTATGATTTCAAGTGTTACAGGTTTGACCGGTATCCGGTGCTTACTTATCCTCTCCCCGATTATCCGTCTTTCCAGGCGAATCTCGGGTCGTCTCGCTTGCTTAATGGAGCTGCGCTTTTAGCGCAATTCCTTGGCAAGCGTTAGTTCGTCTACTAAGTAGACTTAACTTGGAGACCACTTAGTGGCTACCAGCATTGTTCTCAATGACGCACTGGCGACCCCAGTTGCACACACCTTTGTACCGATCGGACGGGACGCGAATGGCGTTTTCTGGTTCGAAGATCAATCTCAAGCCAATGCTATTGGCTTTTGGAAGATCTCCGTTCTTTTGAAACGCCCTCCGCCCCCGGCTGCAGGTGACAATTCCTCGGGACGTTCCTTCCGTGTTTCCGTCGGTTTGCATGAGCCGATCTTGGAGACAGTGTCTAATAGCACTGTCTCTGGAATCGCTCCTGCTCCTACCGTGGGTTACACGTCAAGAGTAACGAGTGAATTCATCTTGCCCGAGCGATCGACTCTCCAAAATCGCATGGACATCCGAGCGATGGTTGCGTCTCTCTTCAATTCTACACAAGTGAAGAGTTGCATTGAGACGCTGACCTACATTCAGTAAATCCATTTACCCTTCGAAAGGGGCGTAATGAAGAGAACGCAACACTCCGAGAGTGTAGAAGTTGAGGTTACCCAACTTTTGCGTAAGATGCTCGTTCCGACGTTAGCGTTCAACGGGTGGCATGACTACGTTATGTCTGACATTGAACCTAACGCGTACAGTTCTCGCGAAGACTTCATAAAAGTCTATGCCTATCGATCCCTTCTACGTAAGTGGAAGGGTTTTGATATTGGTATAGATCTTTCTTCGGTTTCTTTGCGTACTTGGATGAAATCCGAGTTGAAATGCTTTTCTACTAACAGACGTTTGGAATACGAAACCTCTACCGGGAATTTCTCGGTGGCGCCGGGCGCAATAGTTGCTGCTCAGCGAAAAGTAGATCGTATTCTTGGCCCTGTGAACATTAAAGCTATTTCTGAACTGTGCCGGTTCGGTAATGGTGCTACCTTCGACTTACGTCGGGGCAGCACGCATGCCGAGAAATACCGTCGTCCGTCTATCACCTTCGATGCAATCCCAGTAGCTTGTCAGATCTTATCTGGCGATCGCTATATAGGCTCGCTCGTCGGTCCTCTCCGCAGTCTGAAGATTGTGGATTCGAACCGTATGGTGATGGTGCCAAAGAGTGCTAAGACGAATCGTCCTATAGCCGCCGAACCCACTTTGAATAGTTATATTCAACAAGGTATCGGCCGCTATATTCGCTCTCGTCTATTGCGCTCTTGCGTTGATCTTAATGACCAGACGATCAATCAAGATCTCGCTAGTAAAGCTTTAGTTGATGGTTTGTCTACCATTGACCTCAGCTCGGCTAGTGATACGCTTTGCACAAACCTTGTCAAACTTCTCTTACCACGTGAGTGGTATGAGCTGCTCTACTCGGTTCGTTCTCCAAAAACTCAATACGAAGGCAGAAAATATCTTCTTTCGAAATTCTCTAGTATGGGCAATGCCTATACTTTTGAACTCGAGAGTCTTATTTTCTATGCCCTGTGTACTGCAGTTTCGGAGAATAGTGTTTCCGTATACGGTGACGATATCGTGGTTTCGCATCAAGACGATGCTCCGGTCAGGAAAATCCTTTCTTGGGCAGGTTTTGATGTTAATCACGATAAGTCATTTGGTGAAGGCAGTCGCTTTTTTGAGTCTTGTGGCAAGCATTATTTTGATGGCGTGGAGGTTACTCCCTGCTATCAGAAAGATGTCTGCACTAGACCTCATGATTACGTCTGCTTTCATAATCGTCTCGTTCGGGCTGGCATTCGTCTCAATCTCCGTCTGGAGTTTGGGGCGGCCGCCAGTCTCGTGCGAGAACGATGCCGTCAGCAATTCGGGCGAGACTGCCCAGGGGTTGGTCCCCTCGTCGAGTACGATGAGTACTTTGTTCGAGAGGATTACTCCTGGTCAAGCCCGTTAGCTGATTCTGTCATTATTAAGTCGAGCTTAGTTATCAATAAAGTTTCCTCTCGGAACCTTCGTTGGCAACAAGTGGCTTATTACGGCAGAAAACTACGGAGTCCCGGTTTTCTTAATCCCGACCCTCACGGGCAGGTTTCTGAGAACTCTGGATCAAAGCTTGTTGTTTCCAGCAAGCGGCATTGGCGTAGTGCTTCACAGCGCTAACGACGACCTTTAGACCTTACGGTCTATTGTCATGCCTTGGGTAAGCATGTGGAGGAGGTTACCAGCCTCTTTAGGTTTAAAGCGTCTGCT